GAATATATTGCTCAGATTGTCTGCAAGCCCTGTGGATGCCCCATAGCCGGTTTTGAATAACTCCTCCTCGCCGCTTATCCCTTTTTCCTGAATCCCCATGATGTTTTTAAGGAAATTTTGCATATCCTGAGATAGCAGCCCTTGGGTGACTTCCTGTTGAGCATACTGCGCACGTGGTGAACCGCGATAACCGCCGGCTGCGGCCTCATTGGCTGCAGCCTGACCCATGCGTTCTGACTGGAACTTGTAGGCTTCAGATGGTTTATACGCTTCCATCATCTCATTGAGGACACCCGCTGGATCTTCGGCATATCGCCTTGATAGGTCGCTGACCCTTCCACCAGACTCCTGCCCTATACTGATATATGGCGAATAATACTGTTTCTGGGTTTCCTCGGCCCGCTGCATGTATGGCATTGCCGCGTCAGCAGGGTTTGATCCCCCAAAATAATCCATGAATGCCATCTCGCTCTCCTTAGCTCGATGTTATTGTCTCTATTGTACCCGATGCGGTCTTGACCTTCAGCTTTGCATCATCCGTATCAAACCAGATTGTACCGTTCGGAATGTCTGCATCAGACGCAAACGCTGTTATCTGCGCGGTGGTCTTTTGTGGTGCTTTTAGGGCCTCGTTAATGACTGTACCACGGTTTGCTGACCCGTCCGTGACAACTCTGGCGTCCGATAACAGATTGAGAAGTATTACTGCAGTATTAAGCGTCTGGAACATTTCGTCCATGTACATTGCTGCACCGGTAGACAGCTCCAATGATCCCTTGTCCACCCAGGTCTGATTTGCAAATGGTGGTAAATTTGGAAGGCTCATTGGCTCGCCTCCAACTGCCCATTTTGGGCAACAAATCTGTTCAGACCCCAAAATGCAATCTGAAAGGTTATTTCATTGCCAAATCCGAGTCTGTGCCACTGAATGACATTGCGGTATTTCCCCTCCGGGTTCATATTTACACCAACAATGTTAGAAAATGACTGGTTACCATTCTTCGACATTGACAGATCTATGCGTGGACGGTGCAGCTCAGTGCTGCAATAGCCGTTCTCCGCCAGCATAACCTGACCATCCTCGGTGAGCATTTCTTCACCATCCTCGGTTAGCATGGCATTGAAACATACCTCGACCCCCTCATGCAGTGCGGGAAATGAGGTTACCCCTTGTTCCACGAGGAACATGAATTGTTTAAAATATTGCCTTTTTGCATAGCGCAAAGTATTGGTTATCCGTAGATGGGGGATGGTTTCACCATCGTTTGAATCCACATCCTCATAAACGCCATCCAAATCTGGGTTTAATTCATAGGTGTACCCTTTTGCCAGTGAAACAAATACAGGACGCCCCCCAAATATGGCAACCTGCCTGGCTGGGTGATAGTTAAACTTTTGATCACTCATGTAGTAAAATTTATCACTGGTCACATCATATGCAAGTGTCGTATTATCTTCTGAATAATAAAATGTCAGAATGTAGAAAAGGTGTCCGTTCTGGCGATAAAAATATGCAGTTGATAAATCTGGGCGCTTAATGGTGCGCAAAAAATTATCTATCCCGTCAGTTGAAACCAGCTTCTTTGATGTGCCGTCTGTCAGCAGTATTGCTGGTGTGCTTTCCTCATTTTGGGACAGGAAGGCTACAAACTCATCACTCCCAGCAATGGTAGAGCGCGATACAGTTCCAGAATCAATATTGAACTGAGAGCTGGGACGGTAGTTCTCAAGGCCACCCACATTGGTATAGACCTGGCATACGTTCCGGCCAATAGCTATGACATGGTTGGCTTTCCCAGGCAGACGTTTTACCGCAACACAAAAGTCAGGCTTGACCTGTAATGGAAAGGTGCTTTCCGTGACATGGGTGATTGTCGAATCAGTTGCACGCTGGAAGGCATACCAGTCACTGGTACTGTTACTGTCATTCTCGGAGGGGGCTATCAGAAAAAATGAATTGTGATAGCACACATACCCGGGGATCATGACAAAGGCACCGCCGTTTACAGTCAAAGTTTGTACAGTAAAATCCCCGGTGCTGTAATTGTAAATATAGGCGTTGTTTCCATCGACAATGCACACCTGCGATGAAAGGTTTTCGTCAATGAAAACTTCGCCTGTGCGCGTCCCTATTGTCCCCACAAGTACCGATCCAAGCGCATCATTTGCCTTGTATACGTTATTATCCACAACAATGATGGCAATGTTGCCACGGCTTGAATAGAAAATGCCGCGTCCCTCATTGCCGTCTATGGTGGAAAAGATGCGCTTCCAGCCCGGGAAATTTATCAGCCAATTATCAGAAACAAACATATTCCAGGTCTGTTCAAGGCTGATTTTTGGAAATACACCGAAGGTTGATGATCCGACTACCTTAACTTCCTGGGGCTGTGTACTGTATGCCATTGTTCACCCCTTAGTCAGGAAGCCATCCGTCCCCAAGATTTACCCACGCCCAGTACGGCAATTGCTGCTGCTGTAGCGTTGATCGCTTGCGTATAGCAAGATCCAATGGTCTGGACTGCTTGCTTATCAGTGCGCGGTAGGCATTAACCTCGCGCTCCACGTTTGACGGGACAGGCATCCCATATTCGGTACAAATTTTTTCAGCCAGTTCGTAACGCAAAAAGGTTATATAAAACCTGTTGAGCGTCAGTGATAAATCCTGCGCAGCCGTTACCTCAGAAAGGCGAAATATCCCATATATTGTGAATGTATAAGCCTCGTTCGGCTTGAAATACAGTGATATTGACGCTCCGTCAAAATTCCTTTCGTAATAGTATTGGTACGGCATGGAATTGATGTTGTTGACGCGGGTACTTCCCCTGTATTGGTCACGCGGAATATAGTCCAGCTTGTAACGCACATCCTGTTTGACAAATGTCACTGTATCCGGCTTTATCAAATTATTAACCTGGTAATCCTCCTGGCCAACAACGCCAGTGAATGTTGTTGATCCTTCATAAGGGATCAGATCAGGCTCAATTATTTTCTTACCTATCAATTCATTCAGCCAAACAAGCCCATCACCGGCCTGCGAGCCGCTGACAGTCTCAAAGTCGCGGGCAACAATCCCGGAGGCGTAATACGCCCCCGTGATTAATTGCGTACCTGTGTAGGCCATAATGGCTACCTTTACAGTTTGTCCATATATCCAGCAACAGACAGAGCAACGGCAGATCCTGTCACCTTGTAGTCAACGCCTGTGGAGGCATCATATGGACATACCAGGTTTGTTGTTTCAACAACTCCAGCGACAGCGCCAGATGCCCTTACATAGCCCGCTGAGGCGCTTGAGCTTCCAGGACGGATCTCAAGGGTGTCATCAGCTGCTGTAGGCGTGAACAGGCAGAGCAGGTTTACCATTCCGGATGTGTTGGCAACATTTGGAACGCCACCGCTCATATCAACTGCTGCAAAAGTTGCTGAACTCCCGGCAGTAATGTCTGTGGCAATTGCTACGTCATAGAACATCCAGCGATCCTTGTCGGCGCCCTGCTGGCGGAACTCAAGGAAGTCAGATGAACTGTCAGTCAGAACTGCGCCAATCCTGCGAAAAACATCATATCCGCTGGGAAGCGAAGGTGAGGTAAAACTGGTGGAAAGCAGGCACGCAGCACTATTATGCCTGGTCGAGTCACCAATAACATATAGTGCGTAGTGCGTATCAGCAGCTACAGATCCGGTATCAAGGCCATTGGCGCCATTTATTGTGACATCAGCATTCAACGCGGATGAAACAACAATGTCCCAGACATTGGTGGAATCACGCGCCTGTCCGGCAGCAATTGCAATATTCTCGTCATCAGTGCGTGACAATTCCAGCCCGACAAGGTATTTTTCGCCGAGGTTTACAATAGGGGTGTTGGTCATTTTTTTACTCCTGAATCAAAAAAAAAAGGGGGGTGGGCGCCCCCCCCAAATGGTTATAGAGGTAAAGCCACCATCATCGCGTACTCGTCAACCAGCTTTTTCCCCCAAATCACGTCATGGACCATGCCGCGACTATTTTGGCCAAACTGGCTACCGAAATAGGTTCTCAGCGAACATCCAGAAACGGGGTCTGTGCTTCGTGCAGTAGGAAACGGTGTTTCTTCAGGAAGTCTCGGCATTGCCATGTAGAGCGGGTTACCGGCCATTATCAAACCGCAACGGTGGGAAGGCAGGACGGTACACTGCATGCCGGCCACAATGGCGGTGTTGATGTTCTGATCTTTGCCGGCAGTAGCCTGCAGTGCTGGATATATGCTGACAGTTACCTGTGACGCACCTGTAGACGCTGCATCAGCAGTTGCACGGAACTGTACAGGATTCTGTGACTGCTCATGGCCAATGTATGTCAGGAAGCGCAGGTCGGTCTGGCCTGAAACGCCATCGCTGAACTGAAACTTGTCATAGGCTTTCACGGAATCTGCATCGCTTGCCCCGTTTGTGCCGCTGAAAGTGATTGATGTTACAGCCCCAGCCGAATTGGTGGTTGTTGAAACAACAGTCAGAGTTGAACCATTGATCCCCTCAGAGCCGGCTGTGTGGGTCGGCAACAGGTTGGACTGATACCAGTCACAATTAGAGAAGCGACCTATTTCCCAGCTCATCGCCTCTTTGTTGTTCCTTTCCAGAGCAAACTGATTCAGGCCTGAATTGACAACACGCGGGAATGACAGATCATCAAGAATTCCCACAGTATTGTCTTTGGCCGCACCAAAGTTGCGGAACAGGGCAAGTGCATTTGCAAGCTGTGAATAGCTGGATATCGGTGTAACCCCGTCACCATAAAAACGGAATGTTTCCCGTTCACATACCTGCGCAATGTTTGCCTCAACCTTGGTGCCCAGTTCGGCCATTGCTGACTTTCCGAACTTTTCCATGTAGTCGCGGGCATTAAAAATGAACTGCTGCGCTGTAAAATTGTATGCCACAGACTCAGCATTGTTCACCGTCAATGAGTTTGTGAGCTGCTCAACATCCTGGAAGGAAACAACAAGACTTCCTGTTGTGGTAAACCTTGGAGGCTGATCAAATGTAACCGTACTGCCTAACTGTTTCTCAATCTTGTCAAAGTCTTTGAATTTAGAATTTGAAAGGTTAAGAAATGCAAACGAATTGACAAGCAACGCAAGGTCGCTGTCATTGTAAGTCTGGACATCCTGAAAAATATTCGCCATTGCCTTGCTCCTTGGCTATTTAAAATTCCAAGCAACGGCCGTTCTGTGGTGTCCTGTCTAACCCCTAAGCCAGGGCTGATTACGCAAGTCACTCACACTCATACGGCCATTTGCAGCGGTGTTATTGCCAGGTTGCATACGGTCCAGAGGAGGTGAGGTAAGTGCGCCTGATTCCTGCGCAGCGGCTGCCTTATTCGCGGCAATGCTGCTGGCGATTCTCTGAAGCTCGGCTTGCGCCTGCTTCGGTGCACGATTTGACAAATGGTCTATGGTTGCGAGCTTGGTGGGATTTTTGGCCAACTCATACATGACATCTGCAGCGTTGTCCAAATTTGCAACAAGGTAGACGATCTGGGGGAATGATGTCGGATCAAACTCCTTCATCACGGTGTCAAAATCCTCATAAGATTTTGCACCCTCAGCCATCCGTGACTCGTAGGCATCGGCTACCTGCTTCATGTGATCCTGGAGCTGTCGCTCCTGCATCTCACGGTTCAAACGTTCCTGAACCTGCTGGTATACCGCGTCTACATCCACTTCCCTTGTGCTTTCACCATGCGCCCCGGCCTGGTTCCGCTGGGCCTGCAGTTCTTCCAGCTTCTTCTGAAATTCAGCTTCAGCTTGTCTGCGTGCCTTTTCTGCGGCCTCTGCCTTTGCGCGTCCGATAAGTCCATTTACCTCTGACTGTCCAAGCATTTTCTCGGCCGGTGCAGTTTCCTGCGCCTGCTGCTGGACAGAGTCATCCTGACCCATTCCTTCCATATACAACTCCATTTGCACTATTAACCCGCGTGTGGCGGTAACTTCCCTGTTTCAGTCAGGTGACTGCCCATTTTCCCGCATGGGTGCGTTATGCCCGCAAATGATTTGCGGTGGTAATACAAATATAATACAGCAGCAGGCGTGCATCAACAAAGATGCCATTATTCTTTATTGGTGTTTTCATTTTTCATATTCATAACCCTGGCCAGCGTATGTAAACTTTCAACCGCTGTTCGGGCCTGCTCTGCATCAATCTCCGATTTCTTCATCATTTGTTCGACGTCAATATTTTGAAGGCGTGCCAAAAGCTCGGTAAGGTCCATGTCAATCTTTTGCTGATCCTGTTGTGCCTTCACCGCCTTAAACTGTGAATCCTGCCTCATCTTCTCCAGATCCACTTCAGCAGATGTCGGGGATTGTGCCTCCTTCATCGCCTTCATAGCCTCGGCCGTTTCCTTGTCCGCAAGCGCCTTTGAGTGCTGCATTTGCATTTGCATCTGCATCTGCTGGATCTGCTGTTGCATTTGCTGCATCTGGGCCTGTCCTTCACTTTGCTTTTGCTCATACTTCAGGGCTTTGGCCTTCAGCTCATCTATCCCCCTGATATCAATATTATCGAGAAGGACGCTCAATCCTTCATCATTGATGAATTGCGCGAACCGTTCAGACGCCTGCATCAGGTTGACTATTGTTTTCAGTGCCAGTTCCTTCTGCATGGCAAAGTTGACACCCGTCTCAACCTTTACCTGCAGACTATTTGGGTCATAGTTCATATATATTGACCCTTCGCGGTTGATCAGCACATAGGACCGCTTCCCGCTCGGCTCAAGCACAGGCAACGACCGTGGGGTGCGGTAATACTTTGGGATCAGGTCCAGAATTATCTGTGCGACACGGTTAAGTCCCTTTATGTAGCCGACAATATATGGAACTGACGCATTGTTTGACTGTATCGCACCCATGGCTATGGCAGCACCAGATATCTCCTGCCTGTTCACACCCTGATTTGTGTCGTATGACCCCAGTATGACCTGTGTCATCTCATCAGACATGCGGAAAGCATTGGTTATCTCTGGCGGGATAGGCGCCCTCATAACCTCCCGGGGTGGGGGCAATGTCACTTCTGGCGCATCCTGGTCAAGAAAGTGTTTATACACCAGAGTATTCGGTACCTGTGGGTCAGTGTATGCCTTCTCGTAGCCTTCCGGGATGGATTCAAGAGCCACAATCCACTTGTGTTGGACAAGGTTCTCAAGCTCATTTGCCAGCGACTGTCCAGCAAAGTTTTTTAGTTCCTGTATGCCTTTGGCATGGTAAACATATGGGCGCGTCATCTGATATTGCATGTTACTTTCGTTGATCCACGCGCTGTTACCGTCAACAAACACAAGCGGTAAATGTTTATAGCTGGTGGTTTTGTGATCAAGTATCTTGTTTTCACACAGCCGGTACCGCTCAATAGTCTCAATCGTGGTTTTACGCTCATTGATAACCTGTGGTGGCTGCTCAAGTATCCCCTGTTTTTCCCATTCAATAAGTTTTCGATCATACTCTTTTTTGACCATTGAATGGCCATTGGTCAACTTAACTATGGTTTCATTTTTCTTTGCCTTCTCGTAATAATCACACACAAGGATGATTTCCTCGCGCTCATCACGGTATGACCAACCAAAGCCAGCGATGTTCTTTGAATAGCTCATTGTTTCGGCCAGATCCTTGCCATGCTCTTCTTCAAAGCGTTTACGTGACATAGGAAATACCTGAAAACAGAATGCACCATCGCCCTTGTGTGATTCCCGTGCCAGTGGGTCAAATCCGCAAAGCGTGGGGTCAAATACGCGGTCAACGTAAATGTTCTGTTCGAAACTCATTTCGTTGACATAATCGGTGTAAACCTCCATCACCGAAAATCCGCCGGCAAGCAGGTCTGAGTAAATGTTGTACTCGAGCTTGTCATTACTTGCATCAAAGAATATGGCGCGAAGGTGCGCCTCCATGACATCAATGGTTTTGTTGAACTCTGGCGTCAGCATATTAATGGGAACGCCATCTGCGGCCCGTACAGTCAGTGACGGTTGCTGTTTGGCAAACTCACCACGCAATCGGGATACAAAGGATTCCAGGATATTGTATTCAGATGTCGGCTTCCCCATGTCGCGCAGTATTTTGATATCACGCTGCGAGAGAGAGGTCTTAAAAACGAATTTCACATAGTCGTGAAAGCGCTTATAGTTATCATTAAAATATGTATGCGCCTGCTCGATCCGTTCCTTGATCTGCTTCAAACGATCAGAGGAATCCTTCCCAGTCTCCGCCATGTCTCGCTCTCCGTGCGATTATTTGTTTTAGAACTCCGTCTCTCAATTCCTTACTTGTGCTACTTTCCTGCTCAACTCCAGCATCAGGCTTGACCTGTTTTGCAATGTAGACCATATCTACAGCATCGTACAAAATATCGGCAATATCATCGTGTGCATGTGTATTGTTTGCCGTAATTTTGGACAGATGCGTCAAAAATAGTTCCTTGTGCCTGGCATCAGTGTTTATTGAAACAAGCCTTTGCGCAAGATATGGCTGCATTCTCAGGAATCTCTCTGTCTTTGATCCTGATGCAGATGTCCTATTTATCCCCCTGATAGTCAAGCCACGGATTGATCGTAATGTTGACACCATTGTAACACCCGTTGATTTTTTCTCGATACACGCCAGCATCGGCGGTACCTTGAACAGGCAGCATTCCTGCCAAAAATCAAGGAATTCTGACTCCAGATCCTTTGGGTCAACCCTTATCTCACGCACGTCAATTGAGTGCAGGCCAAGCATGCCGGCCTTGCGCCCCATAGTCTCAATCTCATATATGCCCCAGAACCCAAATGCCGTTGCATCATTGTATGTCTTGTCGGTCTCGGCAGTGTCAACCGTGATGAATGTCTTGAGCATTTCAGGATAGAAGTCCAGCTGCTCTATCCACTCGGGCTTGAACAGCCCGCCACCTGCTGGCAAAGGGTCTTGCTGAAACTGTGAGGCAAAGACGTATGGCGACTTTTCCTGAAGCTTTTCCAAAAATTCCGTTGAATGCACCTCCGGATAAAGGGCATTCCCAGCCTCATCCAATGATTTTAATATAACAGATTGCCAAGGGTAGGTATCATTGCCTTTCATTAAAAAATCGGACAAGTCTGACTCGTGTATCCTTTGACCAATAAATACAATGGGTACTTTTTTCCCCCTGGTACGTTGCCTGATTGTTTCCTCATAATTCCTTATTACTGATTCGCGAATTGTATCAGAATGTGCTGCATCAGGCTTGATTGGATCATCAACTATGACTGCGCCACTGAACCTGTCCACGGCAGGCAATCCAGCATCAGATCCCGTAATAGATCCAGAAGACCCAAACCCCCTTACAGTGCCGTTTTGAGTCGTAACGAAATGATCCTTTGCCCTGCTGTCCTTTTTTATTTTTACATCAAAAAGATAACCGTATATGGGTGATGAAACGATTGATTTGATAAATGCGGTGTGTTTTGCAGCTAGGTCGTGTGAATAGGATATGTAAAGAAAGTTGCTGTCTGGGTAGTGTGCCAATGTCCATGCCACCCAATGACATACAAGTATTGATTTACCATATCCAGGGGGCAAGTTGATGATTAACCTGTTTCCCTCGTCCTTGGATCTGAATATTCGTGTCAATTCACGACAAACCACAATATGATGTGACTCACGTGAAACAGGTGATGAAACAATAAAATCCCTGCGGGTAAGGTACTTGAAAAAATATTTGGTAAATTCCAGGAAAGAACCTTTCAGTTTGCAGCTTAAATCAACATTTTCATAATCCATTAATTAATGCCATAATGTGTTTTGTATATGTTATCACAAATGAAAAAAGAAACAATGTTTGATCAAATCTGGAAACCCATACTTGGTTATGAAAATTTATATGAAGCCTCAAATGATGGTCAAATAAGATCATTCCACGACAAGAAAATCAAGAAACAATCGCTTTCCTCAAACAAAAAATATTTTAGAGTTACTGTTACCAAAAACAAAGTTTCCAAGCAAATTACAGTACATAGGTTGATCGCATGGGCGTTTCTTGGCAAGCAAGAACATGGCGTCGAGGTAAGGCATATTAACGGAAATTCCCATGATAATTACATAAGCAATCTAAAATATGGCAGCAGATCAGACAACATGCAGGATGCAATTAGACAAAATACATTTTCGATGGGTGAAATACATCATTCTGCAAAATTAACCAAACAAGATGTCATTGAAATTTATTTAAATCCTGATGATTATCGAAAAATAGCATCTATGTATAATATTCATCCATTTACAGTTCATAAAATAAAAAGAAGAAAAATGAGGAAAATTGATACAGAACATATCAAGGACCTAAAACCAGTTTCATTGGATTACAGTAAAAAAGGTAATTTATCCAACAAACAAAAAGAAATCCTCAATAACAATAAAATATCACAAAGAAAAGCAGCGAAGTTATTAAATGTCTCACAAAGGACTATCTGTATGTGGAGGAATCAATAATCTTTTTTATATTTTTCATCAAGCTCACGCCTTAGCCTTTCGACCTCCTGCTTGATGCGGTGGTTTTCCTCATTCACTGCCTCCACATCCTGCGTTCGCCACCGTGCGCGTGTCTTTAGCCAGAATATCTGTGCTGACAGGTCGTCCTGCTGCACGGCCTTGTTGAACAGCTTTTGCGCTACAGCAGAGTTGGCCTCGATGCGTGCCTTGCGCATCTCGGGTTCGTAGTGCTTGAAAAGCGTGTCGACACATATCCCAAGATAGGACGCAATGTCCTCCTGTGTGTGGCCAAAGCTGTACAGAGCGGCAACCTGCGACCGGGTCTTGTCACTAGGCTGATGCTCGATTCCCTTTGCCATATCCATCCTCCATGATGGCCTTTTTACCAGTGTACTGTTCCCATCTTGCTATGATAACTGAAACATACTGTGGTGACAGTTCCATCATATGGCATTTGCGCCCAGTCTCCTCGCAAGCGATGAGCGTTGAGCCTGAGCCTCCAAAAACATCAATGATATTTTGATTTTTTTCGCTGGAGTTTAATATGCATTCTTTTATTAACTCGACCGGCTTCATTGTTGGATGCAAGTCGTTTTTTAATGGCTTGTCTATTTCCCACACGGAAGTCTTGAACTGGCCTTTTCCATAAAATTTATGCGTTCCATTGGATTTCCAACCATACAAAATTGGTTCATGCTTATAGTTATAATCGCATCGACCCAATACGTGATTATTCTTTACCCATATCAACATGTGCTTGAGCAAGAAACCAGCGTCACCAATAGCCATCATCATCATCAAGTCGCCACCTTGAGGAGAGAAAATATAATAAGATGATTTATTATCTAATATTGTATAAGCATTTAATAATACTTGCAGCCAGAATTCATTCATTTCTTTTGGCTTTTTCGAATCGTTCTCAATAGCATTGGGACAGGCCATAGGCTTACCAATGCTATTGAGATATTTATTTTTTTCTGTGTACGAAACACCATATGGCGGATCAGTAACAAGCAAGTCAGCCTTATTTCCATCCATCAGCTTTTCAACGTCATCAATCATTGTGCTGTCGCCACACATCAGACGATGCTCGCCCAACAACCACACATCCCCCAGTTTTGTGATTGGCTCTGCTGGAGCGTCTGGCACATCATCAGGGCCGCACTGTCCAGCATCCAAAACCTCTAGCGTAAATGATGCAATCTCGTCAGGCTCAAATCCCGTCAGTGATATGTCAAAGCCGTTGTGTTCAAGCCTCTGGACTTCCTCAAGCAGGATTGTGTAGTTCCATCCAGCATCGAGCGCCAGCCTGTTGTCAGCGATCACGTAGGCGGCTTTCTGGTCTTCAGTCAGGCCGTCCAGCACAATGCAAGGAACCTCATCAATGCCACACACCTTGGCTGCCTCAACCCTGCAATGTCCTGCAATGATGGTATTGTTCTCGTCCACCAATACGGGATTTGTAAACCCAAATTCATTGATGGAATTGATTACCTTTTGAACCTGCTCAGGCGAATGTGTACGGGAATTGTTGGTGTATTGAGCAAGATTGGCTATTTTTTCCCTTTTATACTCCCGAAGGGAGTTTGTTTTTTTCGTCATATTTTTTTGCATCCTTGCTTTTCGTCTTTTCAATATCCTTTCCGGAAACAACCTTTGGAATTTCTATTTCACCCTTTCCCATGCACAGCGGACAGTCCATTTCCTTCCCGCCAGTATCAGTTCTTGACCATGCGGATCCAGTCTTGTACATCTTCTTTTGCCCGTTGCACCTGAAACACCGCTTCATCATTCACCTCTCGCATCCCTGATTTTAATAACAGTAACAATTACCATGATAAGCACTGTTTCAATGCCTGATGATGATATAAGCAACGTATGAATTTCATCCATGGACAGTTTTCCATCATCAAGACAGGCAAACAGGGATGCCAAAAACTGAACTGTGCTGATAATTGTGGTTGTTCCGAGGATTTTGTTCAGATGTTTTTCGAGAAAATCCATTTCTCCCCCCGCTTTCAGTAATAGGACCGATTGAGCCATCCTTTCAGATATTTTCTGAGCTTTGGATTCCGGTCTGCAATAATGCGATATTTGCCAGCCGCCTCGCTTTTGAGTGCTGCCAGGAGGATGGCTGGATTTGCTTTATTGATGGCATCAATACTTTTGTGCCCAATAACCCCATCGACAACAAGCTCCTTTGTTGATGCCGCGCGCACTGCATTTTGTATACAGCAGTGGGCAGCATGAAACCCCATGTTTACGGACAGGCTAAACAGTTTTGTGGCGATACACTGGGCATGGATGCGCCCGTACCTGAACCTGTCCCAGAACTGCCGTCGATAGATTGCAGCAGCATCCTCCTGTTTAAGGGAGCGTATGTCATCCGTGTCAACATGACCATCACCATTAAAGTCCACATCCCTATGGTCTTGATTGGATTTGTCTGCCAAGCCGTGCAGGAATCTCAAAGATATCCCGTATTTCGTTGCCCCACCTGGATCGTCCGGATCAAGGGAGATACCACCTTCGTGGCTAAGGACAACGGGCATGGCAAGATCAAAAATGGCCATCAAGCATCCTGCGAGTTACGCTCCTGGATAAAATATTACCACAACTTTTTGCAACTGCAATTTGCATCTTGCATATATTTGCAATTGCAAAAAAAATACCATTAATTGTTATTGATATGATAATAATTAATGTTATAATATTGTCATACATTGGCCAAATGAGCATAAAAAAACAAATGACTAGCAAACATATAGAACAAGTAATAACAAAATATGATCTATTGTTTGAGCAGCGATTAACACGTACAGAAACGCTGTGCGAGAAACTAGAACAAGATATGACAGAAATACGCGTTTCATACCGGTGGCTTATCGGCATTATGATTGGCGGATTTTCTGGCATGTTTGGGTTGATGGCCCATGGGTTCAAATGGTGGAGTTAAAAATGAGCGAACATATAATTGATCATGAAGTGCGCATCAGGCTGCAGGAGGCCATATCTGAAAAACTGGATAAGCGCTTTGACCGCTTGGAAGCAAAGATGGACAGCAACTTTCACTGGGTTTTGGGTTCAATTCTTACAATGACAATTGCCACGATAACGCTATTTGGCGGCGTCATATTTCACATGGCTAAAATGGTTTAAGGAAAAGAAATGAAAGCCAGAAACGAACATATTGACCACGAAGTGCGCATACAAATGATTGAAAACGCAATATTACGGATTGAACAAAAGTTTGACTTAATTGATAAAAGATTAAATTCAATTGAGAATAAATTTGACTTCTTTGATTAAAAGTTTACCAATATGTTCATTAAATTGAATGACAAAATTGATTCAAAATTCATGTGGACGTTGGGCGTAATACTTGCCACCAACACGCTGCCGATAATATTCCATGCTGCAAAATTGATATAAGGGCAAAAAGTGACCAGACGCGCAAAAACAATCAGCATTAGCGTTACCGACGAAACTTTGAGACAACTTGAATATATTGCAAAGCATTTTAACGAAAACCGATCCGCCATCATCTCGCGTGCTGTACAGACTTTATGCGAAAGGCTCGAAAGGTTAGAAAATGGGGATAAATAATGGTAACAGCTTTATGGGTTGTATTTTTTCTGATAATTCTGGGTGTCATCTAGCTCCAGGCCAAAATACTCACAAAAAACAGTCTTTGCTTCATATTCACCCCTGGCTATTTTCCATTGGTATCCCATTTTAAGCAGATAGGCGCCCCAATATTTCTGCTCAGGGGTGAGGGTACCATTGGGTGATTTCATCTCAATGTAGAGGCCGTGGTACCCATTCAGGGGAACAGGGAACTCAAGGTCTGGAAATCCCCTTGAGGTGCCCATTTTCTTAAACTTGGCGCCTTCCCTCATGCTTCGCAGACCCCCGTTTGGGGAGTGGTGGAGGCGATAACCAAGTTCGGCAAGGATAGGTGCGCACCAATGTACGAACCTGATCTGCGTTGGCTCTTCCTTCAGTCGCCCCAAAGAAGCCCGGGGCGGCGTTTTCTTCTCAGCTCCATTGTCAGGTATAGGGTCTATAGATTTATCGCCGTACAGGCCCTCGTATGCGCCCCAAAACTTTTTACTGGGCCTCCATTGCGCCATCCTTTGGCTCCTTAATGGTTTTTCCATTCATACTGGCCATAAATCTTTTTCTCAGGTCCTTTAGTGTGCCGTTACGTTTTGACCGATAAATGGCCTGAGACAACGCAACTGGGTCCAGGCTGATAAGTGTACAATAAAACCCAAACATCTTGTTTTGAGGGTTGATAAAGGCCTTTGCATTATTCCGAAGTCTTAAATTTGCCTCATTTGGTTTTGTCTTTTTTATCCCACGCATAACACAGCTCATCAAATATTGATCATAAACGATCTCTTTGCAGCGTCGGGACCCATCCTTATGATTTTTTGGGAACTGTTTAGACTGAGGCAGTCTTTTTTCCTTCATGTCCCCCAGGTCTGTATATTCGCTTTTCTTGTTACTATCCAAATGGATAGTGATGGAATGAATGTGGTTATTTTCGCGATAAATGTATATGCCGCTGGCGATACCCTCTAATTCAGGCTTTCCATAATCACTAACCAGATAGAGCGGATATTCTTTGATCTTTGGATCGTGCCCATTTTTTGGAATAAACAGGTCATCAATGGCTTGCAGAATAATACTGGCAATAAGTGATCTACTTCCGTATGCGTCCTCTTTGCTTCGACTATCCATAAATCCATGTCTCCATTGTATGATTTTAAATCACATTACGTTTTTTTTTGTACTGTATTCTCCTGTGCATTGTTTCGTGCCATTTCCAGTGCTTCTTTTAGGTTAATCCATGAAAACCCCGTAACCAGTGCAATTGATTTAGGCAGCGCCATGTCTGAGAACGCATTAGAACAAAACTTGATCAGCACAGCAACGTCAGACTGGATTTGCTTCCGACAAAGCGGCCACGGGTCATTTTTGTATAACTTGTCCTTCAGTGAAGCGGTCAGCGACTCTAGCGCCCTTGCAACATCCTTATCCATTATTTCACTTTGCCCCCTTGTTTAAATTATGCCCTCTTACCATGAAGCATTTCCCAGCTTGGATGACCGGGACCCCACTCTATGGCTGTGCACTTTGTGGGAATTGGAGAATTCGTAATGTTCGCAGCATCTTTTTGCTCAGAGATTGTTCTCTCATCAATAACCCATTTCAAAAAAGCTGCCTTCCAGTCTGCCCGCCTCCAAGAGTGCGCCTTTGCGTGTGCCATAAACCCATCCAAAAGATCATCAATGTCCAGGTTCTTTTTCCTGGCCTTCTCTTGTGCTTCATTACTGATCAGCTTGGCTTTTGATTTTGGGCAGTAAGACAGGGAGGGAGAAGCCGCGCTTTGTGCGGCGCTGCTCTCTCTTTTCTTTGTAATATTATTTATTTTGTATTTATTTCTTTTATAGGTGCTGTTTACCAGTAACCGGTTTTCCGTTAACGGTTTTTCAGGGCACGGTGATGTGGATAACTTTTCTGTTTTTTGTAAGTCTATGTTTTTAAAGTCACTTCCATCAAACACGTCCATGACAAAGTGTGAAAATCTGCCATTAGTGCCTCTTTTTTGTGCTGTAGTGATCAATCCGTGATCTTCTAATCTTGATAGATATTTGTCCAGCTTGTCGCGGCCAATATTGCCCTGTTTTTGGAGGTGTGACTTGTGGAATTCCCACCCTTCTGGCAGGTGGATCAAGTAAAGGTAAAGGCCAATCAAGGCATAATCCTTGAGTCCTTCAATGACATGATTTGGTATGGCGGTATAACCGCCTTTTTTTTGTCCGATAACGTATTTTTGCACTGACATAGCTTACATTTCCTTCTGTTAGTAGTTGCCCTCCTGTGCCAGTCAGTTATAATTGACTCATGGCAGTGGAGGCCAATCTGGATTGTATTTGTGCGGGTGGCCTGGCAGCTGCCCGCAACGTCTAAACCTAGATATTACACCCAAACACCAAACTTCCCAAATATTTCTCAAACAATCAAAGATATACCATCTTTTGGTTCGCTTTTTATATCTATGTGGTACTATATTCTAATAATAAAAAGGGGAGGGCCTGCCATGTATCATGGGAGAAAGTTTTCAAAATTAATGGGGCTGGAGGTCATGCAAATGCACGTGCGCCTTCCTGCGTCAGAGCATTCATTTCTAAAAAAAGTTGCTCAAATTGAGGGCGTATCAATGAACCATGCGCTGATATTGATACTGGAGAATGAGAGAAAAAGGTATAACAAAAGATTTGCCACAAAGCGAGAAAAGTAGTACCATAGTTATATATAAAAAAGGCCAGCAGGCTGCAACCTTCTGACCTTGAAGTGTTCAAAACCGACTAAGGATAAAACATGAACAGCGCTAATATAGCGCACGATGATGTGCGCACGCAACAATCAATAAAAGAACAGGAAGTTATATTTTTAAAGGACGGAACTATTTTTTGCCCAGTGTGTGAATGTTTTCACCAAAACCACACATGGTGTCAGGCAAATTTTGATATTGATTGCGGAGGGGAAGGAGCCCTATGACCACGAATAAATCTATCCAGATAAACAATCTGATCAATGATCTGGTCAGCTGGTATGCCACATCCAGCAATACTGACCGTCAGTTAAAACTTTATGTATCCGATATTCCTGAACAGGATTTAAACAATCTTGCTGGCCTGATTATTTCTCAGGATGACGACTACGCAGCAGAGTCAACCGGATTTGATAATGATGATTTTCAGCGCTCAATGCTTCCGGCACTTATAACCGCTTTGCGTGGCAAGAAAAACGGGTACACCTCTGAAGAATTCCGAGACATATGGACAAGCGGGGTTCGCTCTTACCTCATGCCAGTTATGCAAAAAATGATCGATGAAGTTATTGACGATCTGAATGGAGAGCAGGGATGCCATATAAAACTTGTGTGGGACAGGAAAGCCGAAAAAACCATGGAAATAAGATCCAGTACATAAAGAACACAATAGGAGTGATTTTACTTTTTGGATGGATCTTATACATGCTTTGGGTAATGACTGGATAATGACTGGATAATGAGGTAACAAATGGCACTAAGAGGCGTAAAACCTGAAAAGATTGAAAAGAGACTGAAAGCCTTTTTCTATGGGGCGGCAGGCGTTGGCAAGACAACTGCTGCAATCAGTTTTCCAAAAGTATACTTGATTGACACAGAGCGTGGCGCAGAAAACGCACAATACTCCGAATTGATTTCAAAAGGCGGAGGCGTGGTATTCCAGACGTCAGATTTTGATGAAATGGTCAAAGAAATCCGGGCGCTACTTTCTGAAAAGCATGATTTCAAAACATTGGTCATCGACCCTCTTACAATCGTATATAACGACCTTCTTGATCAGTCCGCACTAAAGGTGGGGACAGAGTTTGGGCGCCACTATGGCGAAGCAAACAAGAAAATGAAAACGCTCCTCAATCTTTTGCTTAGGCTGGACATGAACGTCATCATTACAAGCCACGCAAAGAATGAGTACAGCGAAGGGATGAAAGTTATTGGCCAAACCTTTGATTGCTACAAAAAGCTGGATTACCTTTTTGACCTTGTTTTTGAGGTTGTAAAAAGAGGCAATGAAATAAAAGCTCTTGTGCGCAAATCCCGTGTTGAAGGATTCAAAGAGAGCGAGTTATTCCCGTTTTGTTACGATGAAATAGCAAAACGCTATGGACGAGAAATTATTGAGCGTGACGCTGTTGCGCAGGAGCTTGCAAGCGAAGAAGATGTCGAACGCGCCAAAAAGCTGATTGGACTACTAAAGACTCCGGAAGAAACTGTCCACAAATGGCTTGAGAAGGCACAATCGTCGGCGCTTGAGGAAATGCCAAAGGGCGCAATCACCAAATGTATTGATTATATGCAGAAGCAAATAGGGGAAACGCAATAATGGAAGATTTCGGATATAAACCAATGTCAGAAGATGAAGCAACAGCACACAGGTTTCAAATGCTTGAGCCAGGGATATATGATGCAACGATAGAGTCATATGAGGGTAAAATGGCCAGCACTGGCAATCGAATGGTTGTATTTACAGTCAGGGTCTACGACAAAAACAGCCATCACCACGACCTAAAAGACTACATGACGTTTACTGACTCGATGACATGGAAGCTACGCCACCACTGCATTGCGGCCGGCCTTGTATCAGAATTTGAGAGTGGGACCTGGCATCCCAAAATGTCAGTCGGCAAAAACTTACGCGTTAAAGTCGTCATCGATAAGGGTAAAGAAATACCTGTCAACAAACTAAACGGAAAGCCACCTGGTAGCACATATCATGATCGCAACATGATTGATGATTACATTTCAGATGGCTCGACAGTTGCGCAGGTAACTGAAATTGATAATAATTTTAATGACGAAATACCATTTTAACTGGTATCATAAAAATTTTGGATGATGTCGATGGATACGATTATCGAAGCACTGGCGCTGCTGGATATGGCGTCCTCCGATATTTTGGCGGTCAAATCAAATGATGCTTTGGCAAAAATATATGTGGCTCAAAAGATATTAAGGGAAATATACAGTGACATTGAAAGCGAATTATGTAAAGAATGTGATCAATGATCTGGTAAAAAGAAAACAAAACTGTGATGTGGAAAAAATAAAGTGTCAGTCTCTTGCAGATGGTTATGACAGAGAATCAAAAGAACTTGAAAAAATAATTGATATTCTTACACAGAAATTTTTAACTGAAAATTAAAAAGGGCAATGAGAATGGCAAAACAAAAAAAACATGAATTAAATCTTGATGACTGGGTAGAGGTGAAAAAAAAAACGAGAATTTCAAAATCAGACCCACATAAAATACGTGTAGGGGTCACGAAACCAAATACGAAAACAAGTAAATCGTCTCATATGATTATCCATATACATAATGAAATGATTGATAGGCTGAATCTTCCTGCAGACAAAAAAATAAATTTTTTATGTCATAAAGATAATCCATTAAGGATTTTATTGTTTAGATCACCAACAGGAAATAAACTTATAACTCCCAGAAACTCTTGTATGTCAAGAGTTGTTTTTTCAGTTAATCGTGATGTTTTCCCTATATCAGAAAATATAATCAGCGTGGAACCTATTTTCCATGCCAAAAATAAAAACAGTTCTGCAATGCTGGAGCTGGATATCAGCGGTTTATATGAATAATAAAGGCGTATACTTTTCCGGTGACGGTAAGGGCGACTACAAGACAATAGGGCCACCATTTACGGCAGTCGCGGCGTTGACAGCGAAACGCAGGTAAGGTTATTAAGGGCTTGATAGGTTCCCCTGAAATAAATTAACCGCCGCCCTAAGCCTTCTCGGGCTAGCTTGTGCAATTCAGGCCGATTGCCAATTTTTAATTTATTGTGCTTAGGATAGAAAATGAGTGAATGGATAAGCGTTAAAGAACATCTGCCTAAAATAAGCATATACGCACCTCCTGTGGTAGTTATTTATAACTCCATATGCCAACATTGCCAAAATCCATCCACTGATGACAAATGTAAACTAGGGATTGCATGGCTTCTTGATATTGAAGAAGGCCTTCCAATGTGGGGATTAGTAGACCCTCATTCCGATATTAATATATATGAAATAGATAAAATTGATGATGGTAATTCCAAAATTGAAATAAACGTAACGCATTGGATGCCAGTGCCGGATGCGCCAGAGGTGATATATGAGTGACATTACAAAAAATTGCCCATTCTGCGGATCTTTTACGGGAATCATTATTCATGATGCAAGAAACAGATTTGAGTCATATCAGCCCGTCTGCATGAATGAAGAATGCAGAGCGCAGATGCCAGAATTTCATGACGCAAAACTGGCAGTTGAGGCGTGGAACAGGAGAGTGAGCGATAAGTGAAATCAGATTTGCCGAAGGTATGCTGGTGGGTTTAAAGCTGGCATTAAAAATATTTATGGATTCTGACGAGGATTGTGAGACACACGTTTTGAAGGGCGCAATTGCCGCGCAGGAAATGTTTATTGAAGAATTGAAAAAGAATATCAATGAGGTTAGCGGTGAGTGACATTCCAATGACAGACAAAGACTATTGGATTATTACGAAAAATACAAAAAATATCAGGCCGGTGTTATTAATCATACTTTGAGTCTTGAGGATTTATTACGATTGATCTACTTGATCCGTGGGGATGGTGAGCGATGAATGACAATTTAGTGGGCTGTATGTTGGTTGCAGGGATAATGTTTATTATCATGACGGGAATTGTATGCGGGACAGTTTATAATCTTGCGACATATAAAATTGATCAGGCTGTTTCAACCGCCCATAAAGGTTAGCAGTGAGTGACTTCTGCGAGATTCCATTTTGTTCTAGCAAGAACTGTGGGATAAAAGATAAGCACCGTCATTTTGAGGATGGAATGATCCAGTTTGTATGGGTCAGTCCAGATATACGGCCTGAGTCAGGTAAAATAAAGATCACGTCATTTAATGTACAAATTTCAGATGATGAGCAAAAACCCTGAAAAATCGCTGATTTTATTTGACCACTCTTAGGCGTGATAGTGAAACCTATCAGTCTTTTTTCACCGGGACCACCCCAAATCCCGAAAGGGGATGAAATTTTACAGTGATAACTGAGAATGTAAAGAGGAAAAAATGACAATAGTAATCCATGAAATGAACGAGCAAGACCTTCAAGATTTGATGGTCGAACATGAATTAGGCGCTAACGTATTAGATTTTAGGGATGCTGATGCACTGTGGGATTTTCGTTATCATGCGGCGGAAGGAATGGTCAGATTTGGCGGTTCTTTTATGAGTGCTTTGGGTCATGCGTTAATGCACTCTGACTTAAAAAATACCATAAAAATAATGACACAATGGAAATATGAATGTCTTGAACATGCAGAATTGCATCGAAAATTTATAAAACAACGTGATAAACCACGAATGGACGATTGACGGATGATACAAGAAATAAAACTATCAGACGTTTCCTTGCTTTTGGGAATGTGTGTCGGGCTTTTAGGAAGTGCTTTGCAGATTATTCCAGAATCAGATGACAAAAAAGAAATCAAAGAAAAATTTGATGAAATTCAACAAATGATAAATAAAATATACTATCAGGATTACAAATGACAGAATGCCCCCGCTGCGGCAAGCAAAACCCTGCTGAATTGCACACATGCACACCAGAATTTCATCGGCAATCATATTTGATTGGCTTTGCAGATGGCGCTGAAAAACTTACGCATTGGATCAAGTGCAGTGATAGGCTGCCGGACACTGAGGAGTATGTTTTGACGTACTGCGACAACGGTTATCCGAAGATTATTAAAGATGCGCTGTCGCAAACCTCAAAGCAATGGCTTGTGGCTTCGTCGACTAGACAGCCATCACACTGGATGCCATTACCATCCCCGCCTGTTTACCGTGTTAGTGACTCCTCAAAAAATGGCATGGATCCATACGCTGGCACAATTAAAAATGTGCCAAATAAATGATACAATGCGCTGTAACAACACCCGCTACGCATCTTAACAATGCGAACCAGAGCGGGTTTTTTAATTGAGATATGCAAAATGAACCCTTTTGAAAACAAACATCTTGTTGATTTAATAACAAAATCCATGACAATTGAGAGAAAATTAAAACAGGGGGGCTTGTGTGGCGATGATATAATGGTGCTGCTTAATGAAAAACATGAAGCGGATCAAAAGGCTATGGCGCTTTTTTTAAAGCTCTATACTGAACATAAAAAAAACATATAAAAATGGAGCAGCCCGAGTCTTAAATTTTTAGGAAGCAGTGACGTTTCATGCCTGCAATATTAAGTATCTCGGACTGCACGCTAAAGGATATCATCGAATAATACTGAATGCAAAAACAGACAAAATATAATTTAAAAAATCAGGAATTCTGTTGGAGAGAATTTTTCCTTTCTGGCAATGGATGTCGATGATCTTCTTGACAAGAAACCTGTAAATTACTGAAAAACACGTTCCGGTTTGGATTGGGCAATGTTTTTGCTATTCTCTCTGAATATGGAACAACAAATCCATCACAATCAGAAATTAAAAATAATCCAATTTTTTTGTTTTTCATCGCGCGGTAATTATTCCGGATCCAGTATTGTCTGTCATTTCCCCGTCCATTTCTGTATGTGTTGTCGCCAATGTCGGTATCTGCCCGCGAACATTTGGCCTTATCCACATTTGAAGATATTTTGTTATGCAAAGTCCCTGTCCGCCGCCAACAGTAATAACTCCATAGTTTTTAACCTGCTGACCCACTATCTCCAGCATTACAGAATACTTTCCAGCAACTGTGGCCACATATGCGTTGTAAAAACAGGCTTTATGTTGGCTAATCGCAACATCCCATTCTCCTGTCCTCATATTCCGACTCGGTGCTATCGCTGACCCACTCATTGAACTCGTCATCACTGCCTTGAAGGAATTTTTTTTTTCATCATCAGACAGATTCCATGTTTCTATATTTGTCCTTACTACACCGCCTTTTGTTCCTTGACTGACATAGGTCGTGTCGTTTGCATTGGCGCCGGATGCAATAAAAAAAGCTGCCAGCAATGGCACTGTTTTTTTAATCATTTTTAGCTCACTGTAATGATTGCATTTGAGCGTGACATCTTTGTACCGGCCATCTGCGTACTGCCCGATGTGGATGCTGAGTACATATAATTGCCCGCAGACGGAAAAGATACTTGCATATAGGTTCCATGGCTAATACATGTACGCTTGTGTGCCGGGATAACGATATGTTCAGAGATTTTTGTCTGCTTCCCCCCAACATCAAGAACCATCATGTAATTAGCCTCAGTGGTGAACCATGTATCAAAACAGACTAAATGATGACCACGCGCCATAACCGGGGAATTTACGCTAGCATGAACGTTGTCTGCATAGGCTATTACATCGGCTGTGGCTGTTGCTCTAACGCCATGAAATGGGTTGTTTGGCAGATCATAGGTTTCAATGTGGGTCGAGGTTATTCCGCCCTGCATTCCGGGAGGAACAACAACAATAGGGGCGGAAATTGCCGGACATGCGACAGCGACACCTGCGACAATCTGCATAAAATTTAAACTATATTTATTCATATTTAGCCCTTTAGGTCAGTTGATTCATAGACCGAATGGCTGACACCACCAATGACGCCCGGAGTTGTCGTTACAGTTGCCCCAAATAGCTGATTTGGACATGTTGTTTTGCATGCAGTCAGAACAATCAGACACATCCCTACGATAATATTTCGCACAATAGTGCCCTCCAAAAAACTGGAAGGTACTATATTTTTTATAAGAAAACTACATTGACATCAAATCAATCATCCGTATAATGCGCACTTTCGTTAACAAAGTCAGACAAAATTATACTGAACACACATTATTGGAAAAAAAGCAATCAAAGATACTATTCAGCGTATCTTAGCAAAGACCTTCTGGGGTGGTGGGTCGTCGAATGCGCATGGGGTGGTATCAACTCAAAACTCGGTAACAAAAAAAAATATGCTTTTGAAAAAAAAATTGAAGCATCGCAATTTATTGATCAAATAATGAAAAAGCGTAAAAAAAGAGGGTATTGTTTGACGTAAAAAAGGCCGCCGTAGCGGCCTTATCTTAGTTTTATCAGGCAATTGTCTGTGAAAATCTCAGCATGATTCCGTACCAGCTATAGTCACTGGTGGCAGCAGCATCAACCGTTACCTCAATTATGTATTTGCTATCTGCTGTTACGTCAAAAGCCGGACTGTCAACGGCCACATTGGTCAGGTATGGGTTGGCCTGCGTTGCGGTAGCAAGTGCACCAGTAATTGCGATGCTGTTTACAGATACCGCTGCATTGTCCGCATACTCAATCCGATCCAACGTTACTGAATGCGCCTCAAGTGCCAGAGTTGTTATCTGGTAAATAACATCAAAACTGTCCAGCCGGAAGCCCTTGGATGCTGCAGCGCGGATCATGGGCGAAATATCAATACCAATGACGGTAGTATCATCCCCTTGTGTTTTTACCTGCGCATAATTTCCTTGAGCAACGCGTGTGCGCGTCCATGTTCCTGAGGAATAGTTCAGTACATGCTGAAGTCCGACAAACTCCTGATGCGCAATGATGTTTGCCGCGCCCGTATCAAGCAGGAAGTTTGCTGTGGCTGCGCCGGAGTCAGGAATAGTAATAACCTGGTCCTGTCCAACAGATGCAGCATTACTGACTGTCGTATCAAAATCAGCTCCAGCATTAACAGCCAAAAACCTGAAATTTCCGTTGGCAGTCGTAGCAGGATATAGTGTCAGTGATCCAGCTGTTCCGCCTGCTGCAAGTCCAGCCAATAATGAACCGCCATCGACCTGCAATCCACCTGATGTTATATGCTGTGTGCCGGCGCTGTCAGAAATGATGAATTCAGCAGTTGCCTGTCCGCCATCCGGAATGGAAATGACTGTAGCCTGGCCATGAGCTGCGTTTGATACAGTTACAGATGTATTGCCGGTATTGGCAATAGCTTTCAGGATCAGACTGCCTTTTGCAGCAGTAGTCGGGTACAGATTGAGGATTCCTTCCGTACCGCTTGCGCCAAGGGTCAGATCACCTAGGTTTGTCACATCAGCGGCAGCGCCTGAAAGCGTGCCAGTGGTGTTGGTGAAATGAGCAAGACGATTTGCAACGGTTGGCAACACAACGTCACCAGGGGATGCAGGTGGGACCAAAGACCATGCACCGGATGAATATGACACCTCGTACCAGCCGCACTCATTGGCAGCAGACGCGGATTCCTTGGTCACAACAAGCGCCATGTCCCGCTCATCGAGGACAATGAGGCCCTTGTTGACGGCATTGGTGAGGTAACCAGCTGTGGTCACTGCTGCCACAGTATCATTGGTTTCAATGCGGATAATGCGGGGATAGATCCCAGACTGGCCGGGTTCATTCAACTGAATATTGAGGATCGCCATTTTCAAGTCCTTTTGAAAAGTTTGTCAGTTTAGAGCTTTTTAACCATGTCCATGAGTTTACCATGGTCATCATTAATTTTCTTTTTCGGTGCCTTTTTCATCCCTTCGGACTCGTGGCGGCGCGCCATCTTTTCCATGCCGACCTCTCCGTATGCGGCGCCTGCGGCCCTGCGTGGGTTGTATCCGGCCTTTTCCATAACCCGCTTGTTATATTCCATATTTGCGGGCTTTGCTGCGGCCTTTCCCTTTACCAGCATTCCCTTCATTTTCTCACTTTTTGCCTGTTTCATCCTTTCCCTCCTTCTTCCTTGCCTTCTGTATGGTTATAGCGCGCTCCTGCGCCTGTGCAGACTCAAGGGAGGGATGTTCCCCAAGTTTCCGTGAGCCGTCCTTTGTGTAAAGAATATATCGCCGTCCCTGGCGTTTTATCACTTATGCCACCTTTTCTGCTTTGTCTTTATTGCGCTGTTCTAACTTCATATCTTCCATCTTTTTTTCTGATTGCTGTAAATTTGTTTTAAGGGCATTAACTTCATCAGTCAAATACTGCGTGTTTGCCTTCATCTGGAGGATAGTGCTTACCTGCTCGCCGATCGTCTGCTTTGCTGCAGACAGTTCATATCGCATTGCACGTATCATCTTTTCCTGCCGGCTTATTTTTTTTGTAAATTCCAGAGTTGTTTCTGTATCTTCTTTGCTCATAATTGTTTCCTTTGTTTATATTTACTTTTTCTTGCGCATTTTCCCAAGTGTCTTGGCCAATTCTGCACGTTTTTCAGTCTTGGCGGAATACTTGCCTTTTTTATTGGATGCTACCTTGTCAACCCATGAATCCTTGATGTCGCCTTTCTTTGTCAGCTCTCCGGCTTTTTTTGCTGTGGCAGTTAAAGATCCAGGTTTTTTGATGGCTTTTTGAATCCATTTTGATGACTTCTTTTCCATTTTATACCTGCTCCTGTTCCAACTGATCCAAATATTCACTAAAGGTCAAAGAAGGATTTGTTGATCTTTGTCTTATATAAGATGCACGCATTGATAAATTCTTGCGGTATTGTGAGTCTCGTTCTCTTTTGCGTTCCACATCCACCATCTGTTCAACAGCATCAATCGTCACAGAATTGATCGTCGCAATATCTGGGCAAATCCCATTTGAATCTGGCCAATCCAGAAGAAACTCTCCTCTTATTACTGGATTGCTTACAATGTGTTCATTGTTATCATAAGGACGGACTGTCACAACGCATCCAGGAAGCAATACCCTGATTTTTTGAATGAATATATCCTGTGGCAATAGTTCCATTATCGCACCCTCCTTGCACCTATATACCCATATGCCGAACACGTGGAAACAGTGAATCCCGCTGTGGTTCCAAGGTAAACAGTAGTTGTCGCAGACAGACTAATCCTTATAAACCCAGCCGGCATCACAATGGTATCAGCGCCGGCCCCTCCTGAATTCAATCGTGTATATCCCCCACTATTTGGAATGGTTGGACCAGTTGCGGATGTGGTGGTGATGTAGCTGTTGAGATAAGCAACACTTGTTCCACCTCCCAACGCATAAGCAATATTTCCCCATACGTCCCAGTCTCCAGCTGTTAGGGAAATACTGGTTATATCTGCAGCTGTATTGTTTGTTAATGATACAGCACTTCCAACCAGTACAGTCGATTCCTGTAATTCCCCGACATCTCCAGCGTCTGCATTATCATTTGTCCCGGTTCCTTCGAGCGATACTCCACCAGTTCCCTGTCCGCCGAGGTGAAGAATGACATCGGTATCGCTGCCGGCCGCCCTGATGGTTGGGTCGCCTCCTGTGGCAGAATTAGCCATGGATACATAATTTACAGCCGATGTCGTCGTGCTGAATATGAGTTGTTCGTTGCCGTTTTCGTCAAGGATTCCATCAGTATCTGACACAACAATATTGTTTGTCACAACAACATTGCCAGCCCCATCTGGAGTAATATTGATATCCCCATTTGTGTCAGTGCTTGAAATGGTATTTCCGTTGATATTCAGGTTATCAACATCAAGATCTCCAACGATATTGATTGAGCCGGCGCCATTTGTCGTAAACCCTGTATCACCACCAAATGCCCCAGCATTGTTATACTGGATCTGAGTGTTGCTACCACCGGCAGCTGCGCCGACAGTGGTATCTACATAGGCCTTGATGCTCTGTTGAGTGGCGAGTGCAGTATTACTGTCAGACACCATATTATCTTCATCAAGGATCGTTGTGACCCGTGAATTGGCTGCCCCAAGCTGTAATCCATTCTCATCAAATGATGCAATCTCAGTGGGTGTTTGTCCGCCATCAGATGACAGATTTATACGCAGCTCGCCCGGCATGTCATTGGCGCCTGGAGTGCCATTTACATGCGTTGATATGCTCCCTGCAAGCGCATAGTCAGTTCCATCAAACCCTGCAAAGAAAATGGATCCGATAACATCACCGCTTTGAACAACTGTTTCTGTACCATGAACTCCACGCGACCTTGAAAACAGCAATCCACTTCCCAAGCCTGCTGTGTCAGAATGCCTTGATCCAGCATAATTATATACATCTGATGATCCATTGGTGTCGCCAGCAAAATCTGTGGTATATGCAGTGCCATTTACCGTGATTGACGATTCGTCTCCGTCACCAACCACAACCGCAGTTGATGCAGTCAATTTTGCTATAGAAATTTCCCCGGAACTGTTCCAGCTATATATGGTTGTTGATGAAATTTGTATTTCATCAAGGATCGGGGTTGTTGCAAGTGTCGCCTGATTTCTTGTAACACGGATCAGGTATTCGCCACCTGTTCCGACTGCCCATCCTGCAAGGTCAGATGCAACCCATCCAATGTCACCTGATTGCCTCATCCCATCTGTAGAATCCGATGGTGTAAAAGATGCCCATGTGCCAACACCTGTTGAATACTCAAATGTTGGCCGAACTCCTGGATTGCTTGCTGCTGTATCAATAATAATTTCAATCTGATCAAAGATCGCAGAACTTCCAATGGTAATAGTGTCTGAATTGGCAACAAGTACACTTACATTCCCAGCACCACCGCTTGATAATGCTGCAGTCTGGTCAACGGCATTAACAAGGATGCTGTCTGCATTTCCAAAGGTTCCGACTACCTGCCTTATCGGATTAACATTTATGCCTGTCCTCAAACCCCAGACAGCAGAACTTCCTCCACCTGTCTGGTCAACACGCAACCCTGACAGGTTTCCTCCAGTTGATCCTGAGTCATCTATATCTGCTGCGTATACTGAAGCATTTTCTCCAGCACCAGTGTTTGATGAATAGCCAACACGGAAAGCACTTGTTCCTGCAAATCCTGTAGCATCAAAAAATATATCATATGCGTGGTTACCCTCTGCAATTGCAGTATATGTCTGCAATACAGAAGAATTGATAATTACTTCACCATCGCCGTCTGGCTGCAATATAAGCGCGCCATCCGTATCTGTTGTGGATATTGTGTTGCCATCAATATTGATATTGTCAACATCGAGGTTTCCAACAATATCAATTGCTCCTGCTCCATCAGTGGTAAACCCTGAATCCCCGTCAAGAGTTCCAGAGTTGTTGTATTGTATCTGCGTATCGCTTCCACCTGCAGCGCCAGGAACTGTTGAAATGTATGCGACAACAGATTCAGATGTGGGAATATTTGTGCTGCTTGCACTGGCCATTGTGTCATCATCAATAATTGCATCAATGCCAGTGGTTTCATTAAGGTAGAAAAGTCCTGCCCCTTTGGTATTTATGACAAGACCAATATCGGTTGAAGTGCCCAGCAGGTTTATTTCTGGATCTGTTCCATTAAGGCCATTTACAAACTGGATGTAGTCAGTTGCTGATGCGCCGACAGTATCCCACTGGATCAGAAAATTGCCATTCCCATCCTTGATGCCTGTCGACGGAAAATCAAACTTGTAATTTGATCCACCACGCAATCCCACAATAATGTCACCGACCTGCAGCTGATCACCGTCAGGAAAGGCAGTATTGTTGCTCCATTTTACTCCGGACATGGCATCCCTACCTTATGGCATAGAATACAACGCTGACATCAATATCAGTCCCTGCAGTGATGAAGTGCAAAACATCATCAGCCTTTACCTCACGGCATAAAACGCCATTTACAGGAATTAATTCACTCGATATAGCACCAAAGTTTGCCCCTGCAGGAACAGCTGCAGTGGCACCATTTGCCACCCAGACCATTGCATTGGCCTCTGCCTTCATGACAGCCTTATATCTTGGCGATTTACCAGGGACTGTCAGGGTCTTGTCGGTGGATGCCGGCAATGTTGCACTGTATTTTATGGCAGAAAAGGTCAGGCCAAAGTCGTCATTTTGTTGCAATGATGTATATGGGACGTCCATGTATAATTCCTTTTTATAAATCCATTAATCCATTTTAGACACCAAGTCTTGCGTCTGCCACATAATGGAATAGCAAGTATGCCTCATTATATGTTGTTCCTCCGGTATTGGTTGGTCCAACAATGGCGCTGGCGCTTGCTGTGGTATAAAACGCAGCATCAAGGCCAATATATCCACTCGTCCAATTGCCAGCCAGTGTCACCTCAGCATTAGTGACCGCTCCCGCATCAGCTCGGGTATACCCAGCCAATCGTGCTGCTGTTGCCCCCAATGTTGAATAAAACGTGATTGTTGGCGTGCCACGCTTTTCTGTCTTGTACCTAAAAGAAAAGTTTTTTGCCACAAGCGAGAGGTTAGGGGCCGAATAAGCTGCAAATTGATCTGCAAATACAGCATTAGTGGTTGTAGCCGTGCCAGTTGCGGTGGATCTTTCGTAGCTCCTCTCATAGTAATACTCGCACTCCTGCATAACCTGATCTGGCGTTTGATAAGCAGGGCGCGTGGGGATTTCTCCTTGAACCACAGATATTGAGTCAAAAGTAATCACTGACCCAGACGATGGAACCACGCAAGTAACCACTATGGCAAATTTGTCTGTATCGCCAATCTGAGTATTGTCTGTTATTTCCCACCCACTGAAGCCATAATCTGTTCCAGTATTGATGTCAGAGTTGTTTGTGATCTCTTTTAATACAGCAGTAGCTACTGGGAGATTGCTGCGTGGTATTTCAGTCCAATTGGCCGACAAAGAACCAAACGTGCCATCAGATGAAAGGGTGCCAATAATGGTGGGAAGCGTTGGAAAAGTTGCAGCGCTTCTGCCACTTATAAGATATACCCGGATGGTTGCATCCGATCCAGCAGCTGTTTTCCAGCCATTAACATTAACACTCAAATTGGTCCCGACTATATTTTTTGCCACCCGGGAGTCAAGGTATTGCATTAGCAAAAAAGTTTGATTGTCAGCAGCGGTTGTCAGCTGTATTCCGTTAGTTATGGAATTTCTGGCATAAGCCAAATTGCCAGCCAAAGATTGTGCAATAGTTTGATCCCAGATATAGGCCGTATTTGCTGCACCAGCTGTTAATGTGCCAGTTACACCAAGCTGAGCTGGATTCAGGGTAAAATCCCACCCAACCAGAAAGCTGGGCAGCGGTTTATATTCCAGTTTCGGGATGTACCAGTCGCCCATCAGGGCCTGTTCGCGGTTGGCTGTTTGTTCCTGAAACTCGTTCACATCTTGGGCAATTTCAGCGTCCGATACAACCAACTGCAGGCTTGTAATGTCTGTGGTGTTCTCAAGAGGTAGGTCAATAACAATATCAACATACGCATCAGATCCACTGGCAGTATTGCTTGAATTGCCAAGCTGTATACTCCCGCCGTAATCATCCCACCCTGTGGTTAAAGATGCGCTGAAAATATCTACATCGGAGGTGGCTCCTGATGAATCCTTATAGGTCATCGTCAGCCCATTATTGCCGGATCCAGTTTTGGCAACCACAAACCCGGTCAAAAACTTTCCAGACCAAACGCCTGAATTTTTATTAAACCGCTGGCGCAAATAGACAGATGTAATCCCCACTCCAGCCGTCACTGATATGTAATATGGGGGATATGTGGGAATCGCGTCATTCCCCGCAACTGCCGTCCTCTGTATATTTACTGTCCCGCTTCCACTGGCTACCAAATCCCAGTCCGGGGCAATGGGAAATACGTCATCGGTCCCGGTTACGGTCAGATCACGCTCTGCGTCGTCCAAGAGGTAACGGGTAAATTGAGGGTTGGCCAACTGGTTATTATTTCCGCTGGCATTATCATCAACTGGATCATTGGTGTCGGTAAGGTTGGGCACAGCTTCGCGGGTCCACTGCTCAGTGCCATCGCTGTTCTTGCAGACAATATAGTACAAATCAAGGTCAAGCTCGCCACTGGCTGCGTTTTCCTGGTATGGATAAGCATAAATGGCCACGTTGTCATTACTGGCGTTTTCAGCCGTTCCAACAGCGCTCAGGGTAACGGGATTTGGCAGGGCAGTATATGAGTATACCCCCCCTGATTTTGTAAGCTCATAGACCGTTTTTGGCGTATTTCTGGCGGTGTCGCGGTAGAACTCCAAGGTACCGTTCGCCAATGGCTCGCCTGAATCCTTGTCAACGAAATACTCGTTTAAAAGGGTGAGGGCTATATATTTTTCGTCCAAAGCCATTACATATGTCCTTTTTGTGGTATACTGTCACTATTATGTTCATAATTTGACAATATGGTGACCCATGTATGTTCCAACAATAATACTGGTCTGGCTTGTGCTTTGCGCATTAGCAGACTGAGCAAATTTATGCAGCGTTCCATTATTTGCTCCTTTTTTTGCCAAGATATTCAACCAACATGTCGATCCATCTGGGATCGGTCATGAGGTTAACAGCTGCAACATCATGTTTTTTGCCGTAACGCTCATCCAGATCCTGCTTGAGCGCGTCGAGCTTGTTCCTGGCATCCCACATGCTTGTTTTCTTCATTTGGGCAGCTGTGCGTATTGAAGGGTCACTCGGTATCAAGTCTCCAAACAATAGCTGCATGTCTTTTAAGTTTTGCTGGGCTTCCGGGTAAGGCTCAAGTTTGTCCATCAGCTTGTTGTATTGCTTCTTGCTCTTGATGAATTTCTGGAACTCATTCCCGCTCATGTTGCGCTTGTCAAAAAAATCCTCTATTTCCTTACGGGTAAACTCACGCTCTGCAATTTTTCTGGCTATGGCATATTCCGGCTGTATTTCATCCATTTCAGCCACCATTTCCTTTCTTGCTTTGGTAGCCTCATCAGATTTTGTTTTTCTCGTGCCTTTTGGATCTTCAGTCTCAAGATCCCCAACAACCCTTTTTACAAGATTCCAATATTCAAAACTGTCTGGAGACATATTTCTGGCAGCACGCTTGTACTCTGCCTGGGATCCAATTTGTTTTATCGCCTTTCCAACCACAGGATCGGCTGACCATTTTTCAATAAATTCCGGAGGAACACTGGCGCTCATTGCCTTTTCATACTGTGCCTTTTTTTCCGGAGCCAATTTTTCTGGGTCATAGATATTGTCCTGAAGGGTTTCTATGGCCTTTTGCTCACTTTCTGAACGTTCACGGCCTTTTTCAAACAGTTTTCTCGATCCCTCAGATGTTTTTCCTATGATTCCCTGCTTGGCGGCCTCAAATGGGGACAGTGTGGCTTCTGCAGGGGTAAGGTATGACAGATTAAGACGCTGTGCAGCGTTTAACCGCTCATTTATCAATGGCAACAACTCTGGGGTGATATCTGCAAACAGTTTGCGTTGTGCCGCTTTCTCAGGTGACACAGAAATATGCTTTATGTATGAGGCAAGCGCACCTAGTGTAGGTTGTGCCCCGGGGATATGTGCCTTGCTTGCCAGATCGGCGACGCTTTCCAACGCTCCTCCTGTTATTAATCCGGCTTTTTCAGGAATTTCACCCGCTATTTCTGGAATTGACTTTATTCCTTCCACCAAGGATGACCCAAGATTAGACGCCTGTTCAGGAACCTGTGGCAATTTTGAGGCTGCAAATTCACCACCTGCACCCATCAATGCTGCCTGTAAGGGATCAGCACCACGGCCACCTTCTTCTGCAGCAAGGGTTCCCACACGTCCTGCCTTGCTTCCAATTGATCCTAACCCTTTTCCAATCCCAAACAGGCTCCCCACATCCTGCATGGCCTGTTCTTCTTTTGTCTGTGGCTGCATTCCAGTTTCTTTCAACATGTTCTGGAAATGCTCAAGGAATGTTGGAGACTTATATGAAGGCGAATCTACCCCACCAGTACCTTCAATCCTTTTGCCAAATTCAGGAAATTTTTTTGCCAGATACCTGACAAGCATTTGTGGTGCACTCAATGCCCCAAGCGCACTCTTTGTGATACCAACTCCAGCTTCGGGCAATATCATGCCAGGATGTTGTTTTGCATATTGGTATGCCCCGCCTGCCGTTTCTAGAATTGATGTGATCATTCCTTTCAAGGCTGCTGGCAATCCTTCAAGTGACTGGCCAACATCAGATGCAATACCAGAAAATCCCAATTGATTGTTTTCGGGGGATTCACCAGCCTCCAGTTGTGCCAGCAATGCTGGGTCTGTCACTTTTCTTCCCATGATCCATTCCTTTTGACATAGGTTATTCCGCCAATTGTTTTGGTTGGGAGGGAGGGCTGGAAGGTTTCATGATTTCCAGAAAGGATTTTCTGCATCACTTCAGGTTGTTTTGACTTGGTTGCCTCAAAGTAAGGTATTGCCCCTTTTAAAGCACTTGTAGTTTCCTTTTTTATGCGCTCGCGATATGACTTGTCATTTTCAAATGGGTGTCTTGATATAATCCCGCGTGCAACCTCTATGTTTTCCTTGGTTGGATTCCATCCCTTGATTGCAAGATAGCTGTCAACAGCTGCATTGACAGCCGCTTCATGTGCCGCAACTGCCGAAGGCCGATAAGGCAGATTCAACAAATGTACCGGGGATGGAAGCTCAATAATGCTCTGCATTTTGTCAATGAAAGGCTCAACTTGATTTACGCTTTGCTGGTACTTTGTCAATGTCGATTTTGTTGGCAAGTCCTGAAGTGATTCCTGTTTCCCACGTGCAGTCTGTATCTCCCTTTCCTGTTGCATGTCAGGTGTTTCTGTTTGCCCAAGTACAAGTTTGTTAAAAAGGTATTGTCCTAGCTTGTTTGGACTGCCTGCACCTTGTGATGATGCACCTGCACCATTTCCTTGTTGTCCTCCTCCAACATATTGCTGCAAAAGGTTGGCTATCATTTTTTCCTTGCGACTTTTTTGAGATGCCTCTGCAGCCTGCGCCTCACGCAGGGCATTCTGTGATGCAAGCGTTCTAGGCTCCTGGCTTAAATCAATACCGCCTTTAAGATTGGATACAAGGTCATCAAGCGCAGAGTATCCCTGCGGGGCAATCCCTGCATAGTTTATGGGCTGAAATGGCATCCTATGACCCTCCCCAAAGTGAAGCACCAACCTTTGCCCCTGGAACTCCACCAACAAATCCACCTATCCCAGCGCCCCCAATCTGGGTCAATGCCTTGAGAAGGCTTTGGATGCGTGCATTCTTTTCACGCTCACCCTGAAATGCTAGCGACCCCTCGCTGCTGAATATATTGCTCAGATTGTCTGCAAGCCCTGTGGATGCCCCATAGCCGGTTTTGAATAACTCCTCCTCGCCGCTTATCCCTTTTTCCTGAATCCCCATGATGTTTTTAAGGAAATTTTGCATATCC